TCTTCCCGTGTCAACTCTGTGTGATAAGTTTATAGAAAGTTAGGAGAGGTCAGTACGACACCCAAAGGCGGGGGTGGAGGAACCCAGGATGCCGCACTGCCTCAAAACTATTGAGATTGTTGCTCTTCGTTAGATAAGTTGTCAACCGCAATTGCTAATGCAACAGAGTCTGAAACTAATTTATTTTGACCTATTGGCAAAGTTCTTAGTTCCGAAACATCTCCGCTAGAGTTTAATAAAAGCGCAGTTAAGTCTCTAGCATTTCTTCTATCTTTAGGAGTTTCTTTTAAGTATATTCTTGCAACATCTTCTGCCTTTGATATATCACCAAGTTTTATAAGCTGTTGGCCAAGCCTAGCATTAGACCTAAACAGTTGATTAGATATAGCCTTAGCAATAGCAGATAATCCAGTCACACTAAGGGCTCCCACACCTGTTGCTGCGGCAGCAGTTGTTATTAGAGGTTGACCGTATTGCAAACTAGAAATAGCTGTTCCAGCCGAACCAATTAGCAAGGTTTTGATGTAATCTGCTGAGTTTATACCAATTCTTGAAAAGCCCTTTAGTGTATTCTCTATGCTATTTCCTTTGACTATATCTTCTAAAATTTTCTTTTCTTCTCTATTTAAGAATTTTAGCTGTTTGTTTGTTGGCTTCAAGAAATTTATAAGAGAGTTTCTAAAGCTCTTAACATAGTCTCCTCCTTCTTTCATAGCGTTTAGCCTTGCAGACTCCTGCAAATTTTCTATGTTTTGAGCTACACTTGCTCTTCTCCAGAGGTCTCTTGTTTTGTCAATAAGCTCAGAAACGGATTGCCCTCCTAGCACTTCAGGATTCTCAGGAACTATATCAAATATAATTTCATCAATCATTTCTGCTGCTTGCCTAGAATTATAGCCTTGAGTATCTGTTGCTCCTCCAAGTTTTTTCAATGAAGAAGAAACTTCACTAAGAAACCCATAAGATACTTTTCCGCTTTCAGCAGCCAGTAAAAGTTGGTTTAACTTTGCGTCTAATGCTCCCTTTCCTGTAGAGGGGTCAATATTAAACTCATTTGCAAAATCCCCTACTTTTTTTCTGAGCATAGAAATTGACGGTCCATTTGCTTGAACTCCAGCCTCATCAAGCATTGCGTATCCAGCCCTTGCCGCGCCTCTAATTCTTTCAATACTTGGAGCCGCCTCAGCTAACAAGTTTTTTGATATGTTTATTAATGACCTGCTAGTTACAGCCCACGCCGCAGGAGATACTACTTGGCCAGCGAACCTGCCAAATTCTCTTGATTCCTCCCCAAACAAATCTGATGAGAGTTCTGCCGCAGCTTCGCCCCCCGCTCCAGAAACCATCCCCATAATTAAGTCATCTGTCGGGGTTGATGCCCCAAGGCTTTGTAACACTCTTGATAAAGTGCTTTCTCCAAATCTTCCAACTTCAGTTAAGCCTTTTGCTAAAAATCTTTGAAACCCTCCTCCAGTTACAGCCATTGAGCCTAACTCACCAGCAGCAGCTATAGCTTGTGACATGGCTCCTTCTCCAGCAAACTCTCCTCTTTCGGCTACAGTGCTTCTTAGAGTAGGAACGTCAAAACCAGCACCTCTTAAAAGAGCTTGACCTGGTGCGGTAGCTATATCAAAAAGACTTGACGCAGGTCTAACAAAAGCAGAAATGGCCTCTCCAGCATACTCTTTTAACCCTGGCTGCGGCTCTCTAACAGTTGCAGCAGGAACTTGTCTTTGTGGCTCTAAAGAAGAAAATATCTCTTCAATATCTGCTGCTGTTGGTGGAGTGTCACCACTAACGGTAATTTGCCTGTTTGTCTTTTGGTCTGTAATACGATATTCAGACATTTATCGTTCCTCAATTATAAAACTATTTCCACTGGATGTAGTTACAGTAGTTCCTTCAGGCTCTTTAGGAGTTTCAAGACCAATCCACTCATCAATATTCCAATCTGATTTGGCTCTATCGCGAGCATTTGTAAATGTCCTTTCTATAGTGTTTAGCCTATTTAAAAACTCACTCTGAGGAAGTCCTAAACTTAAATCTTCAATTAAAGATTCAAGTGTAGAAAGTTCTCTTTCAGTTAGTTGGCCAAATCCTGAAGCACCATTTTCAGAAGCTTGTCTAGCTTCTTGTAAAGCGTTAAAACCAAGATTTGCCTTTAATGTATTTACATCCGTTCTAAAAGAATAAGAATCTTGACCAGGAATAAAACTAAAGGCTATGCCAAGTATATCTCCAGTAATTTCATTTCCTGTATTAATTGCTTCAGTAAGTTGTTCTTTCATGCCGCTAATAACTCGTAAAGAATTTTCAGACTCAGTTTTTTGCTTTGTCCCAGCGGAATTTGCTCTTCGTATTTCTTGACCTACATCTTTTAAAGCATCTCCAGAAGATGGCCGTTCAACATACTCTCCGTCTTTTAATTGCCACGACCAACCTTCTTTCGCCCTGGCTAACAACAGTTTTTCAGCATCTGCATCTGAAACATCTGGGTCTGCTAATGCTCTGTTGTATCGGCCAATAGATTGAACGTCAAACAAATCTGCATCGATACCTTGAATGCCAGGCTTTGATGATGCAGAAGACGGAGGTGACAAAAATTCTTGGTTGTCTTCGTCAAATATAAAGTTTCCAACTGTTCTGAACCTGCCTTCTACATCTCCAGAAAGACGCTCTAGTAAATCCTCTACTTTATTATCATAAAGCCCATTAGAAATAGAACCAATAAATGCTTGTTTGTTCTTGTCATCAATATCAGCTAATTCAACAAATTTAAGCATTGATGTTCTTTGTGCAAAATTAGTAAGCCGCTCTTGTTCTGCTTTTTCTGCTTTATTTCTTCTTGCTAATTGTTCAGAAGATAATCTTGCCGATTCTTGTCTTAACTGAGCTGCTTGAGCTGGCAAGCCTAATTGGTCAATTCTTTGAGCAGCTTGTATAAGACTCTGAGGATTAGCAGGATTTACACCTCTAAGAGCTTCCTGAACCTTCTCAGACTCAGTTCTAACGTCTAGTCCCAGCATTCCACCAACACCCCTACGGAGTGCTTCTTGTCTTTGGGGCATCTGCATAGATAGGGCAGATACTAGAGGAGCCTGAGTCCTAGCCAGTCCTGTAAGACCGCCAGTTAACTCTCTCCCCCTGAGTATTCCCTCACCAAGCATACGTTCTTGACGTTGAGCAGGAGTCTCAATAATGTCGCTGAATAAAGATTGTATGTTAATTGCCATTACTAGCTCCTAGTATTCTTGATTAATTATTCTCAAGAGGTCTTCTGCGGAAGCGGTTGAAGACGTTTCAGATTGGCCACGACTTTCAGATTGGCCCCGCCTTTCAGCACTTAACAAGTCAAACAGACCTTGGTACTGCTGCTGTCTTAGGGCGTTTCTAAGCCCTTCAAATCCCAACTGGGACTCTATTGCAGATTCTGCCAAACCAGCCCCTAAACCTAGCCCAGTGGACTGTAAAGTGGATGCTAGGCGTGAAGCCTCTAGTTGTGGAGTTAACGTCCTTAACAGCTCTTGCTGCGGGGTGTAAGCTGTAGGTATAGCCCTTAATCCTAGCTCTCCTGCTAAACCCATTCTGCCTCTAAACTCACCCAAACCCGCTAGAGTCTGTTGAGACTGTAGGGCTTGTTCAGCTCTAGCTTGTTCCATAGCAGATATAGCAGACCCAGCGCGTTGTTCCTGAATAGCTTTGTTAAGTGCTAGTTGTTCAGGAGTGCCTCCAAACATAGAAGTACGAACACCACCTCTACCCTGATTAAACAGCCTTTCTTCTAACTGAAGGCCGGCTCTTTCTCTTTCAGGAGCTTGCATAGCCTCTAGCCTTTGGAATATGTCAGCTTCTCTACTAGCTCTTTGAGAAGGGTCTTGAGTCAACATACCTATCAAAGCAGATTGTTCTTGCTCTCTTTGTGCTGGGTCGCCTAAAAAATCAAAAGCCTGTTGCCCAAAACCAGTTAAAGACCTTTGCAATGCGGCTTCTTCAGGGCTTAAAGCTAACTCAGTACCTGTTTGAGATATACTCGCAGCAGAAGGTTGACCATAGACGTTAGTGCCAGTAACCGTAAATGGTTTAAACTGAGACTGCCTTGATACTTCACCTAGTAAACCGCCTTCGGCAGTAGGTAACTGAGACTGACCACCAAAAAATATGTTGGCTGTTTCACGGGCTTTGTCTATGTCTTTAATGCCACGTTCGGTTAAGACACCTTGACCTATAGCTCCTATAAGTCCAGCACCAGGGCTTCCAAAAAAACCATTACCGCCAGAACCTAATCCAAAAAAATCCATAGCTTGATTAGCCACGCCACCCAAACTGTGTTCTAAACCTAATATATGTGTCATTAGTAAGTACCTCCATCAATAGTGCCAGTAAATGTTCCTGACACCGTGAGGTTTGCAGCAGTTGTTGTCCCAGTAAATGTTGGGGCAGCTAGATTAGCCTTAGTAGATACGGCTGTTGCTATGTTATCAAATTCCGTGTTCACTTCGGTTCCCTTTACCACTTTGGCAGGATTTCCTGACACCAGAGAATCCTTGGCAGCAAAGTTTGTTGTCTTTGTATAGTCAGTCATTAGACAATCCTTCCAAGTAGTGCATGAATGTTAAATTGTTGAATAGCAATAGATTTGCCGTTCACAGTTGTTTCTACTCCTACGGACACGACAGCTCCAGAACCAGAAGTATTAATTTTCTGTCTGTTAATTAAACTTAATGAGCTAGAGTATTCAGCCGTAGTGTTAAACTCAGATATATTATATTGTGCTGCGTTATTAGCAGGTAAAACGTATGCTTGTTTTTTATAAGCATTTGAATAATCGTAAGCCCAGTTCAACACAACTGTGGCTTCAGAGCCATCAAAAGTAGTTAAGTTAACTTTCTTTAAAAATTTAAGAATAGAGCTATCCCCAAATGCCAGAGGATGCGAGAAGTAACTTAGTTGATACGAGCCTGTCCCGTCTGTATAGCTATCATACTCAGCAATGCCAGTTGCGTTTCCAATATAAATAGTGTCATCCACCAAATTAGTAAAACGTAATGGCGAGATACTAGACCAAGTGGTAGCTCTGTATGAACCATCTTGGAGAGGAAACCTAGTATCAAAGACATACACCGTTTGAAGGACAGGAAAATTAACAAGGACAAAAGCCTCTTTAGGCGAATAATGTAATGAGATATTACCCGTTTCACTGGCTGTCAGATTTTTAATGTCATTGTTAACATTCTTAGATATGTCTCCAATGGGTGAGGACTTTTCTTGAATTGTTCTTGCCAGACTTCTTACGCCTGAACGGTCTAAAAAGATTAAATCCTTACCCGTAGATACAACTGCGTCCCTAGAGACACATCCTATATTTGATATAGTATCAGCTAAAGTCATGGAAGCAGGAGAGTCAGCACCCTCATAAACAACTATAGAGTCTTTTCCAAAAATAACGAGAAACCCGTTATGAGCTGCTAGGGCTACAATCTCATCATATCCATTAGGCCATACCTTAGATATGTCTATAGAGCCTGTAGAACCACCAGTCCAAGCATGACCGCTTAATAGGTCGCTCCAATATATAGTAGACTTATCCGTTGCAAAGTCTGCAACAAACAACCTACCAAATGCGGCTAAAACTTCATTGCCCTGTGGTGGTGTGCCTGCGGCGTGAGCATGAGAAGACATTGCTTCAACATCAGCGACAGAATTTGTATATAACAATGGCTCATGCGCTCTTTGAAAAAAGTAAGCATGGTCATTAAAGTTAATTATCTTCCAGTTATTGGCACTAATTGTATAACTGCCAGGAGTATCGTCTGTTAAAGTAGACGTACCGTAAAATATCTTGTTGTTACCAGCAGAGAATATTTTAGTGTTACCACCTGAATCCCTATATTGATGTATAGCCTCTATACCGTCAGAGCTGCCTAGTACAGCAGGGCCATTGGTAGATACCATATCGTAACCTTTACGCGCAGCTACTCGTCCCTCTTTGTCAATAATGCAGTTATCTGCAACTGACGCAAAGGTAGGGTCTTGTGCTAACGGGGCATCTTGGGTGTTTATACCCGCAAACCCTGGAGCCGTAATAGTTATACTTTGTAGTTTCTGGGCCATTATCGTACCTGAAAAGTTAACTCAGAAGGGTATCTGTTAGCATCAAATGCAATAGCATCAGATAAAGCAGTAGAAGCTACAGCAAATTGTTCTGCTGCACTTTGACCGCCAGTTTCACCCCTTTCTCTTAAAGCCATAGCGTAAGCTAGTTGTATTACAGGGTTAGTAGGTACTAACAAACTATCTGAGTCAGTGGTCAAGTCAGTTTGTGGTTTAACAACATCAAACCTTAAAGCGTATGTCGCATCAGGCTTTGGATAGACTTGAACCTTTAAATCTCTATTAGCATCCGTGCCTACAAATGTAAAATAATTAGGAGAGCCTGATTGTGGCGTGGTGTTGTAAATTACGTTGTTAAAATATTCTTTACTTCTTAAATTCATGAACCTTTTAGACGTAGTGTTCATTACATCTTTAATTACAGCTAAATCACCACTGTTAGTAAGTGAGTAGGTATCTGTTCCACTTACAGTGTTAATAGTTATAGAGTCTCGCAAAGAAGTCCAGTCAAAAGAGTTTTCTACAATCTTTTTAGCGTCATTAACCAAATCACCTATAAGATGAGAATAGTCAGTACCATTAGCTGTATCTACAGTGTCCTCTCGTAATCTTCGTAGAACGCTATTAATTAAATCTAAGTATGTCATTAGAATCGTCTTCCTATAGATTGAAGCATTCCCAAAGCCTTAGCTACGTTATCTAGCTCTGTAAACTTTGGCTCAAATAACTCTCTTGAAAACATTTGTTCGGTAATTGGTGCTTGTTGAGCTAAACCAATAATCAATCCGTTTCTTCCTGTACCAGTTCCTGTACCAGTTCCTGTAGTTGTTGCTGTAGTTGTTGCTGTAGTTGTTGCTGTAGTTGTTGGTGTAGTTGTACCTGTGCCAGTGCCCGTTCCTGTTCCTGTAGGTGTAGTTGTACTTGTAGTTGTTCCTGTAGTTGTAGGTGTTGTTGTAGTTGTACTTGTAGGCGTACTTGTAGGCCCAATAGTAGGAATAGATGTAGGTGCGCTAGTCGCTATAGTAGTAGGAATGCTTGTAGTAATTGTTGTTGGCGAACTTGTAACTGTTGGTGTAACTGTTGGTGTTGGCGTTGACGTAACTGTAGGTGTAGCCGTTGTAGTAGGAGTGCTAGTTGTAGTGCTTGTTGTAGTAGGAGTGCTAGTTGTAGTGCTTGTTGGTGTAGCTGTTTGTGTAGGGCTAGATGTAGGCCTAATTACGTCAAGTAATCCAGATAAGTCAACTGTTGTGCTTGTGGTTGCTGTGCTTGTGGTTGCTGTGCTTGCATCGCCTGTATTATCTATAATCGCTCCAACAGGTGTCTCGCCTTCAGCAGTGAGGATTCGAACTCCTTGACCTCCATCTTGAATAGATGTGTAGCTTCCTGTGTTTTCAATTGCGTCAGCTATATCTTGGTCTGTTGGGTTTTGAGCCTGCCAAATTAACGCGCCCGAAACAGGATGTTTTCCTTTAGAAACCCAAATTACTCCGTTGTTATCGGTAAAAGTTTCTTCATCAAGCCCTACAGAGTCAACTGTTGCAGTGCTTGCGGTTGCTGTGCTTATAGGACCAGATGTGCCTGTAATTGTTACGCCATCAATTGTTGAAGAATCGTCTGATAGTGTAGTATTTTTTAGAGCAGAATCTGCTTCTAAAAGCTCGTTATTTAATGAGGCCGTAGATTCAGCAGTTTCATCTACAACTGTAATGCGGTCTACAAATCGACCAAGAGAATCTCCCTCTAAACTGTACGGGTTAATTGTGCTTTGGTCTACTCCAATACCTGCATCAGCAAACAAATCAGCAACCGCTGCTTGTACAGCTAACTCTTGTTCTTTTGTAGGGAAAGCAGTGTCTCCCATAATTTCTT